AAGATATGGCGGTGAACCAGTAGATGGCCCATTGCCCCCAGAATATTTTACATCTCCAACGCTGGCAGAGGCTTGACCGCCTTGTGCAGCAGATAAAGAGTTTAATCCGGCTCCACCACCTTTAGCCAAAACGCCCGTTGAACTTGAACTTGGAGCAGAATTGGAAGTATTAAACCAAGTGTCTCCACCGGGATTTCCGGGGTTATCAGTACCTACAAACCCACGAGTAGCAGCAGCGCCGCCACTACCGATGTTTACATAAACAGTTTGATTGGCAGATAAACCAGATACTGAAGTTGATTTTGCATATGCTCCACCAGCTCCGCCTCCAGTAAATGTATCAGTACTACCAACGCCTGCTCCACTACCCCCGCCTCCAATGGCTTCGACAGAAATGAGGGTATTAAAATCGGAAGGAACCGTGAAGGTTGTTCCAGACGTAATAAATATGACTTTAGTTGCCATATTTATCTACCTATCATGGAGAGAGCTAAAGCTATATTCCCGATGTTTGCATTCGTGTTTGTAGGACCAAACGGAATGTTGGTGTTATAACTTGGATCAGTTACAACTGATTTAGATGCTGGATAGTCACACCATACAAAACTACCAGCCGTTACAGAGATTAATGCACCTGAATTAGAAGATGCAAAGATTGTATCTCTGGATAGAGTATTGCTACCTGAAGTATATGTCCCCTGCCCAACTTCCCAGTTCACATTATCAGTGATGGTGTAATACGTAACATTACCATTGCCTATAGCAGCAGAAAACGTCTGAAATCCGGTTTGCGCTCCACCGAGCGTAATTGTCCCAGTCCCAGTAGTTTGGGTTGTTTCCTGTACTCTATCGGCAACTACAAATGCCATATATTACCTATTAGGTTGTCTGTAGACGTACTAATGCGGTTGTAGATGCATTTGATGGCATTGTTAGCGTAAATGTACCAGCAGTTACTGTTTGCGCACCAAAGGTAAATACAGCAACAGCAGCATTAGACTGAGATGAGTTATACATCAGCATCGTATCAAACGATGTTGACAATGTAACGTTTGTGTATACGATACTTGCCGAAGGAGTCCAATATCCCACTCCTGCGGTAAGAGATGTATTTACGGAGGTTGGGTTGGTTGCGTTTGTCACTACTACGCCACCTGCATTATAGTTGGTTCCAGATACTTCGTTTACACCATTTACCGTTGTCGCATATGCTGTAACAGATGCGCACATACATGTAGTGGTGGTAGTTCCAGAAGTGGTTACATAAAGTGCTGCCTTGAATGTATCTGCGGTGGTTGCAGATCGTGCAACGTTAGCGCTTGAAAAGTTATGCGTTGCAGACATCAATTGACTAAGAAACGATGAACACATCGATTGTGTATTTGCCATGATTTTATCCCATTAAAGCAGTTGTAAAGTCCGTAAACGGAGTCTTCTTCAGGGTGACATGTACGGAACGATGTACAAGCTCTCCGTCTAAATAATACTCATCCCACGTAGTATGCTCATCTTCATTATCAATGTTTCCTGTTTTATATTCTAACAGTGAATCATCCATATCGCCTTTCGTTGTGGTAATTATAGCCATATATGTCCTCTTTTATAGCCTGATTAATGCGCTTGTTGGAGTATTTACTGGTAACTGTACAACAAAGTTTGGTCCTGCATTTTTGTCAGAACCCCAGTTTAGCACTGCTATTGAGTTATTGGTTTTACTTGAATTGTAGAGCAAAGCGCCCCTACAAACAAACGATACATTAGTCCAAGTTACGTTATTAAAGCTTACATAAACAATGTTGTTTTGTGTATCTGTATTGATCGTAACGCCTGTGACAATATTTCCACCTGCGGAGTAGTTTGTACTACTTACTTCGTTGGCTGATGTATATGTTGTTGTGTTTGCATTAAGCGTTGCGCTTCCGGTGTATAACGCCAAATACAAAGAATCCGTTAAAAGGTTTTGAACCCCTTGAAGAATGTCCGATTTAAACTGGTTTGTGATCGTTTGCGTAATCATATAACTTTATATTTTGGCAATCCATTACGATAAGCATCGCCCTGTTCTTTCGCATCACCTAACTGTTTGAGCAATGCCATAGCATCGTCTGCTCGTTTTTGATATTCCAATACAGTGTCTTGCTCACCTTTGATATATGTAACCGCTTCCATCAAAGAGTAATTTAGCAATGCAGTATCAAAATAATTTCCTAACCACGTCTCACCAGTTTGATTAAGGACAGATTGTACTTTTGCCAAAATAATACTTTGCTGAATTGTTGGGCTACCGTTTGTATATACAGAACCGTACAAGTAATCACCAACAACAAACCCTGTGCCAGCATTAAGCAATTGAAGTGTTACGACTCCGCTGTTATCTACAATCACATTTGCTAGTGCATTACTACCGCCTCTAGCTGGAACGTTTTGTGCATTAGCTGAAGTAGTCAATGTAACGTTATAGTAAGTTTCTCCGGGCAACGGATTATCAGCAAATGCAGTTGGGTAAACAACAATATATGAACCAATTCTTGCTTGAATAATTGAATCTGGATAAGAATTGTAATGCAATTCCATTGTATAAACTTGATCTGGCGTTGGACCAAGTATGTATGTCATAGCATTAGGGTTAGATGTTTGCGGACCAAAGACCGCATAGTATTGAGGCAATCCTGTTGTAACAGGATAATTAAATGCCTCTCGAATAAAGTTTACGTCTTTATTCAAAAGGTACGTATATGGTCCTTGAAACTTGGCAGAAACAGTTCCTGTTGCTGTCGCATTAGATGACAAGTATGCTGTTGATCCATTTACTGAAGTTACTACAGTATTAATAGGAACTCCGGTTGCTGCAACATTCATTCCTGCTTGGATACTGTTCCCGCTACTTGCCACAATTGTTATTGCGTTGCTTCCACTCGTCGTAGAAATTGATCCAGTAGCAGACACAAATGTTGCAAGCGAATATGTTGACAACCAATCAGTTGGGCAAGCAAGGTATGTATTTGTAGGGGTAACTTGACCAGTAACATTCTTACGAATAGGAGCTAGTTGAACAGAGTTATAAATACGCTGTTCAGCCTGTTCAATAAAACGATTAACTGTTGATGTAGGAAATACGTTTTCTACATAATCGTTTATCGCAGTAACTAGCTCCGAGTAATACATTACGCCATCGGTCCTCTGGACATTTTCCCTTTGGTAGCTGCACCAAAACCCCGCATCTCTATGCCAGATGTTTTAGGCTCTTTACAAGTACCATAGCTAGGACCGTTAGGAATAGGGTCAGATACATGAGCTTCTCTGGCAGACTTATCGGTGGCATAGACTCCTGCTTCCATGGCTTCATTGCCATCAATCGTTTTGCCATCCATTGTGTGAGGGATTGCATAGGCTTCTGCTGGGAGATTGTTTTTTTTGTTGTGCTTTTCTTTAAGCACATTCATTGGAGGCATCGTGACTTTTCTCATCATTTGCTCCCTTGATTGGCAACACGAGCAAGATTACGGCCTAGCGCTTTATCTTCTCCGCTTGTTACCCCACCCTTTGCAAGCTTGGTCATTTTTGCACCTTTGTGCATATGTTTCTCATGCTTGTGGATTTCTTGATCTGCAATTTTCTTTACGGTTTTCTTTTCCATAATGTCCTCACGTAGATGATATGGTGCATGTACCAATAGCAAACTGAAGGGTTAGGTAATTAGGTGTCAGCCCTGCATCGTTTGCTTCTGAACCACCTATCGGATTCCAGCCCCATTGTATAACGCGGCTACCTTCTTCGGGATATCCATCTTGTTGAATTCCATTTCCAGCAGTCTGACTGATCAACAATCCACTCTGCCCAGAAGCATAATAACTGATATCTGGCCTTGGTTCTCTTACGGCCTGCGGATCATAAACAGGATATAAACCTAATGATAACTGTGGCTGATCTGGATCCCAACATTCTGGGCAAACTTTAATTTGATAAAGTTTGGTCTTAATAATCTCTTTCTTAAGTTGCTTAAGTTTATATCGCTGTCCGCACCTGTCGCATTCAGCAATCGAGTATTTGCCACTAGCGTATTGCGTTGCCATATCAAGAGTAGAACTGCTCTCGTGGGACTAAGCGCAGAGAAGCCTTTTCTCTATCCTCTGTTGAGGCAAGATCCCATTGTTCGTTGTAAGCAAGCTTCAATTCCGTTGAACGCTGCATAGCTTCCGGAATCTTGAGCGACAAGTAATAAGTTAACCCAGCAATAATACATGGCAAGAACCTAAATGGAATGTCTTCGTTGTACGATCCAGCCGTTGTGTCTTGGATCCTACGCAAACGCCAGTACACAAACGTCCATGTCGTGCTTGCATCCGGCGTAGGCCACACATTGATACTATTTACGTTGTATACCGTCAGGAACGATCCTGCGGCCTGTGCTGCTGCCGTAGTGCCATTCTGACCACGAGCGCAAAGGTTTAACGTATTATTTTCAATGTTGTTGTAGTAGATCTGTTCGCCGTTAATCGTTACATATCCAGCGGAAGCCAAACCAACAGAACTGCTAACAGGGATAGAAGTAGCAGTAGATGTAATTGCACTTGTGGTTTGTATAGTAGTTGCATTCGTTTGTGCGGACTGGCGATTAATCCAAACTTGGATAGGGCGTCCCTGAGCAAGTTTGTTTGGAATCGTTGAATACATCGTCTCAGATATACGAGTAATGTTGATATCTATCTGATTTGATGTACCTTCATTGGTGCGAACTACATGGTCGAGAAGGTCAATCGTATCATCCGGAAGCGGATACGATACCTGTCCGGGAACCAATACAATCTCACCCTGCTGAATGGTCCAAAGGTTAATCCCACGATTAGCCCATTCGATAGTCAACAAGTTCATGCTGCGTCGAGCGGTACGGAGTTGATATCCAGTACGCATCTCGACGCCGCAGCGTTCGTAAGCCTCTTCAGCTATCTCATTGAACGGAAGATTAAATGCTGACGTACCGCTTGTAGTCATTTTATGCCTGAGCGGTAGTTACAACAGTTTGTGATTCAGCTACTGGGGCTTGTTCCGCTGGAGCAACAGGTGCTGACTCTGCTGGTGCTGCTGCTGCAACTGGCTCAACTGCTGATTCTGCCGGAGCAGAGGGAGCAGCTTCTTCAACGGGAGCGGGGGTTTGTACGGGGTTTTTTGCATCTACGTGTGCCTGAAGTGCGTCAATAATAGGATCAAGATGTGAATGGGCATTTGCACCAAAACCACTAAACAAATATTCAACTCGACCTTTTAAGGCTTCCAGAATTGCTTCCGCTTCATCTTCAGCTAATTTTAACCAACTCATTTTGCAGCCCTCATATTGTCAACAAGATTTGGGTAGGGTCTACCCGCAGCTTTAGCCATTGCTTTCGCTTTAGCTTTTTTGGTTGGACTTAATTTCTTAGGTTTGCCTAACTCTTTTGGGCGCGGCTTTTCCCACACCTTCCCGCCCTTTGCATATTGCGTGAAGTCTGTGTCATCCCGTCTTGCCTTCTTCTTACCCGAAGGCATCTTAGACGGTGAAATCGCCCCCATACCACGAGAGGCCATCATGATATTAAGCCTTTCCGCCCATGCACATATGCTCTACGTGCTCATGGTGATGCTTATGCCCATGCATACCACCATCATGTTCTTTCAAATGTTTCTCAACATGTTCATGATGATGGATGTGACCACCCGCTGCATGGTGCTCACCATGCTCTTTCATGTGATGGGCAACGTGCTCGTGATGATGTTTGTGTCCGTGTTTCATGATTTACCTCTTAGCAAAATTTGGTTTTGGTATGGCCTTTACGTGCAATCCCGTCACCGCGATGATGAGCCTCTGAACTAACGTGACCGCCCTTGGCGTACTTCTTAACGTGACCACCTTTCTTCATGCCTTCTTTTTCCCAAGACTTCATGTCGCTCTCATTCTCAACACGGGAAACTTTTCCTGAATCACCAAGGTTGTGACCACGAGTATGACCGCGTTTCTGTATAGCGGACTCACCATGCTTCAAATGTTTGTTAGAACCAGACTCAACGTCTTCATGCATATTACGTGGGCCCATAGATTCAGCAACACCACCTTTTGCCATCTTCTTAACATGACCACCATGAGCCATGTGATGATGATGTTCAGCCATAGATAGGTGATGTTCAGCTAAATGTTTGTGATGTGTTTTGCTCAAACCGCCATGCTTCATTCCGGGAGCGCCCATAGGTGCAGCAGGGGCTGCCATTGCGGGGGCCGCAGGACGGCGACCACGGCGGGCTGCCATCATCAAAGCAGCTACACGCGGGTCCATTGCTGCTCCACCATCAGCCATTTTTTTGGAATGATGCTCTTTAGCATGACCACCATGTGCCATCTTCTTAACGTGACCACCACGCTTCATCTCGTGGGCTTCATGTTCTTCCTCGTCAGCAATACGACGAAGTTCTTTTGCTTGATTTAATTCATGTTTCTTGAGAGCCATTTGACCACCTCGTTTAAAAGTTTTGCCCTTATCGGCATTTGAAAAGTCCTCGCCTACTGACTGAGGTACACCCACCTTCTTCGCAAATGCCTTATTATGGGCAATCGCTTCCATAAAACGGTGCTGCTTCGCTGTGCTACTGGGCATGACGTCTACTGCTCATTAGTTCATCAAGCTTTAGTTCTAGCTTGTTGAATCGTTGATCAATATGGGCCATGATTTTGTCCACTTCTTGATTAGTTACATTATCACGCGCAATCTCCTCGCGTGTCACGTTTAGAAGAATGTTTAAACGTTGCAGCTCACTTGATTTTTCTTTGGCATAAAATCCAATAACCGCCAGTATCACCGTGAGTCCACCATTCCACACAGCCATTATCATTTCTTTTTCCATTAGCATTTCCATGCTAAATCAGATTTGTATTTATCCCATTGTGGTAAATCCGCTGATGCATACAAATATTGCGCTGCAAACTCCAGTAGCATTGGATCATCTTTAAAATGTCCCAGACCTCTATTGCAATGATTGCACAACATTCCTCTTATTTTCCCAGATTTATGATCGTGATCAACGACTAGCGCTACATGTTCACCACAAATCACGCATTCGTTTGTGGTTGCTTTAATCATCTTTAAATCTTCATCTGAAATTACATTACGAAATTTACCGCGAGATATTTCATTTCTATACGAACTTCTACATGTGCGACACCAGCTATCAAAGCCTGATTTAGTTTTGTTATGCAGAGGGTAGTATTCCGCTGTTAACGGTTTTTCTTGAGAACATTTTGTGCATGATTTCATTAACATTTCCATGCCCTCAAACTTTTGTTAACTCTACTATTTGGATCGTTGGCTGTTTTGGAACTCGTAAGTTTTTTCTTAAGCCCTTCCATTCTCGCACAGAAGCTTTTCTTGCGCGATCCGCCTTCAGGCTGCGGAGGTTTAATGTTATGTCCTTCCGCTTTTAAACTAGCACGGCCTTTTGCATTTAAACCTCCATTAGGGTTTTTGCCTTCTTTGCGTGTCCAAGCTCCAGCCATTTTAAGACATAGCCTCCGCACAAATTACGTTCACACTTACTTTGTTTTGTGTTGACGCTGGTGATGTAATCGCCACCGTTATAATGTCTGGAATGTTTCCTTGAATTGAAGTCAACACAGGGAAGAAAAATGAAAGATCGAGCTGTTGCAATCCGCCAGATGGCGAGAGCGGGAATGCATAAACTACTTCACCGCCAGATAATGAGGTTGCTTGTACGTCACGTTCAGCAAATGAGTTAAATGATCCAAGACCTGCTAGAGCTTGGAAGTTAGCACCATTCAATCCAACTTCTGCTGTAGGGGTAGAAGAAATCAACTCTACGATACAAGTTGAATCCGATGCAATCAACATGGTTTGAGGAAGCAGCTGACCTCTGTCAATTAAACCTATTGCATAGTTTCCTGTTGGCGCATTAGCCATTGCAGCGCCAGATACAATATTCTGGAATGTTACTACGGTAGTAGTATTTGCAGTAATCAATGCAGTATAAATTGCATTTACTGTACCTACAGTAATGGTTCCAATCTGTGTAGACGTCACACCATAACCAAGATTAATCACTACCGTTTTGCTTGTTGGAACTGCTACAACGGGGTATATGCCATTAGCATTAATTGTGCCTGTTGTTGTAAATCCAGCCAAAGTTAATTGATCACCAGCCTGTGATGCAATATTGGTATAACCGTTTGCCAATAAGTTATGGTTTTGCTGGAAGGTTAACAAAACCGCAGCGCCTGCACCTGTAATTGTTGCAGATGTTTGATTTTGCGAAATTGATATAGAGTATTGACCGACTCCGCCGGGAGGACCGCTTATTTGACCAGTGATAATGGTATTTGCAGTAATCGTTCCGCTAGATGTTAGCGTCATGCCAACATAAAACGTGTTTGTTACCACTCCAGATATGGTCAACGTAGTACCGTTAATTACTCCGGTAGCAGAAGCATTTGATACAACTGCTGCGGTAATTGTATTACTTGTCGTCCCGCCGGGAACTGCCTGATAAGAAATGTAACGACCCACAAATGCACTTGCAGTCATGCTTGCACCTGTAGTCGTTAAAGTCGTAGTAGTTCCAGCAGAGAAAGCATTGTTTGCAGCAACACTTGGAACCTGCGTTGGGTTTGCGTTTGTGTAGTTATAGGACTGATCTTGCGATATTTGCCCCATCAAACGCATACGAAACGACATCAAGGGATAACGCACTGTTGGGTAAGCTTGACCTGTATTACCTACAGTACGAGTCGGAGAGGCAGGGGACATACCATAGGAGTAAGTAAATCCGCGCTGCTGGTTAATACCACCTTCAATCAATACAGACACACCATAGTGCGTCATGGATGATACAGCAGTTGCTGTTACGTTACGTTGTTCATAACGTACTGGCAAGTTACCTGTACGGCTCCACGGTTTTGTTTGTGCTGTACCGGATACTGTTCCATTACCAATACCCACTTGATGCACAATCCAAGGCTCGCCATCAATAACTACGCCCCAACGTAATGCGCCTGCGCCATACCATGCATATTCCATCCAGATCATCTGCACTTTGGTCCAATCTAGTGCATTAATGATTTGTTGATTTCCATTCCATGTGTTTGCTGCAAACGTTGTGTCAACTGGAACACCGCCAGAATTTGAGCGGATTCCAACATACATTGCATATGGGTTTGCTCCTGATGATGCACCTTGCTGCATGAAATAGATTCCATTAGCATCATCAAAAATTCCAACGCGTTGGTACTGGCCTGCAACGGACCCACCCAAATTGACATTAGATGCCATGTACATGGTCTTGCCGGGCTGGTAACGATGGTAAGGACGCGATTGACGTATGGTGATATCACCTGACGTCACTCCGTTTCCAATCGTCATTGTCACTCCACCTAATCCGGGGTTTTGGATAATAGATGCAGCGCCTGATGCATTATTAATATAGTTTTCCCAGCGTAATGGCTGAGTACCATATTCAAAGTCAGCATCGTAAATGTTTTGGGACTGACTTACTTTTTGTTTACCAACTACGTCACGCAATCTTTGAGGAAACGTAAACTGGGCAGAACCATCAATACCCGTCCACGATGTCGTAGGGGTTTGAGTTCCAATGGCTCCAGTTTGATTTGTGCCATAGAAGTAATTAAGAAAGTCCCAAGCCATTTTAGCTTCCGTTAGAAATTAACTTACCAGCAATAATGACTCCGGCGGCAATAGTCGTAGATGTACTTGTAACTAATTGCCATTGCACATCAGTTTTTTCTGCATACAGAAATGGGTCAGAGCTTCTATTTGCCGTATAAATAGAGACAAAAGGTTGTTGTAAAACATTGAGTTTTACACCAGTCACATTGTTAATTGCTTGAACAGAATAAGTAACAATATTAGAAGATGTGTAACTATTGGAAGTATTTACTTCAGCAAAGTCCAAATAAAATGAAAACCCTGCGGGAACTGTATAAACAGTGCTTTGTGTTTTTCCAATTCCTGCATTAATTTGTGAAACAATATTTGAAGATTGCTTTAAAGTAATTGTTCCTACGTTAGTGCTTTGTCCCGTCCCCGGGGAAAGCATGAACATGCTATTAACTCTAAAATAGCTATTAACGGTTGTTACGTTTGACGCACCGTTTAGGAAAATAATCTCAGAAATTGGTTTAAAGTTGGAATCCAAACCATTAATTAATACGCTTGCTAAAGTATCATCTGATGCAGAAGAACTTGTTAATGTAAGCGTTGAAGCTGATGTGATATAAGTATAAACGGTTGCATTTTCCCACACCGGAATCTTTGTATTTCCAACCGCAGACTGATACCCAAACAAACTTAATGTTTGATGTCCGGTAATTTGACCGCGAGAGACTTGCAGATCAAATGGCTCGGTCCGTGCCTGACGGCTAATAGAATTAACCGAATTGTTCGTGTTGACTACGTTTGCCATAATTAATCCCCTTAAGAAAGAGGGGGCAGCCGAGAATCCCCAGCCCTACCCCCGTCAGATTAATTAGTCAAAGTTACCATAGGGGTAAGTTGTGACATTACCAATGTTCAAGTCAGCCTGTGTGTATTTGATCGTGATATTGATCTGACCACTGTTAACAGACGTCAAACTTGCAACAGTCATTCCCAGTGTCACAACAACCTGAGAGAACCAAGTAGGTTGTTGTCCGGGCTGAATGTTCTGCACGTCTTGCAATGTTCCGATAGCATTATCCAACTGAACAACAGAGTTTGCAGTTGCAGTCGCTGTAAATGTTGCAGTTGAACGACCCGCAGCAGAGATCGATGCAATGCTTCCATACACGCCATTACCAGTGGTAATAAATGCGTTTGAAACGTAGGGTTGAATTGCGGTAACGGTATGTGTACCGTCAGATGGCATAGAACCTACATCTACAATCACATCGGTGATGTTTGAGAAGTAAGGAATCAAAAACACTGCGCCACGATAGTTCGTACCTGAAGCATCAGCGGTAGGTGATGAAGCAACAGTAGGTCCATTGGTGCTATATGAACCGCTCTGGGGAGTCCAGATCGTGCCTACGTTGTTAGGAATGTTGTTTGAGCTAACAAAGATTCCAGAACCACCGCCATAGTTGGCTGTGCCAGCAGTTGATACAGAGAAATCTAAGAAAGCATTTTGAACCAGTTGTGCTGTTCCAGCATCGCGCTGAGGTCCAAAGCGTTGGTCAGCCGCTACGATTGGGCCTTCAAATGTACTGCGTCCCATAATATGTCCTTATGCAAAAGTACCCGCATCGATCGTTGCATCGTGCCGCTGGGGCGGTGGTGTGCGGGTGTTTCCCCAGAATGATTTAGTTTACTACGGTTTAAACGAAAAGGGGGCCGGAGCCCCCTTCTTTTTGCTTAGTAAGAACCGTACACACCTAGTGGGTCGGAGTAGCCAAAGCTATAACGCTCACGAGATTTGTAACGAACGTTACCAGTGTCGAAGTCACCGTCCATGCTGTTCTGCAAGGGGGTACGAACAAACATCTTCAGGCCGTTAGGAACGTCAG